CCAAAGACATGGTCACTAACTCAAAAGCTTTTTGATCAGATCCAAGAAGCCTATCCAGATGCCCCTATTTTGGATTGGATTAAAAAAGCCAAGCTTTGGACAGAGACCAATACATCTAAGCGAAAAACGGCAAAAGGAATGCCATCATTCCTGTCCAGATGGATGGCAACCCAAACAGATAGGCCAGCGCAACCAAGAAGCTTCCAAACCAATGGCAAAGCCAAGCCTGACCTGCAGGCAGCTTTATCAGCAATGCCCAAGGGATTTCAAATGCCACAGAGGATTCAGCCATGAAAAAAGTTGTTCCTTTAATATTAAAACAAGCTAATGAGTTTGTGCTTTTAAATCATAGGCACCATAAACCTGTTCAAGGTCACAGATTTAGTCTTGGTTATGAAGTTTCAGGAAAAATTGTTGGTGTGATTATTTGTGGTAGACCTGTTGCAAGGAAAACAAATTTTTATTCGTGCTTAGAAGTAACCAGACTTTGTACGGATGGTTCTAAGAATGCCTGTTCAAAGCTTTACTCTGCAGCAGCTAGAGTTGCAAAAGAAATGGGCTTTATAAAGATCCAAACTTTCATTTTAGAATCTGAAAGTGGAATTTCACTTAAAGCATCTGGATGGAATTTTGTTGGTTATTCTGCTGGTGGACAGTGGAAACACACAGATGACAACACAAGAAGAAAAGACCAGCCAACTTGCAGAAAAATTAAATACGAAAAAAATCTAAATGAGGAAAAACCATGAACATCACCATCGATTCAAACCAACCTTATTTCGATTGGCCCGATTGGATTCAGTTTCATTCCACCTTCTACGGATGGGATCAGGAACGAGAACTCAAAATGCTTTTAGCCTGGTCAACTTACTTTGCAAGTGAGGGTTATGGGCCTGAGGAACTACTTGCAGCTTCCAAAGATTTGACTGGGGTCAAAATATTTAAGCGAGAAGAAACCATTCACGAACTTGAAAAGGCTTTAAGAATCCGCAGGGAGAATTACCGCAGAACAATTAAACCTGAGGTTTCCGATTGCTCGATGTGCAGGGGCACAGGTTTGGTTTTGGTGCCATTCTTAAACCATGTGAAAAATGGGATCTGGTCATCCAAAAGCAAATGCTGGGTAAGCTGCATTTGTATCAACAGTTTACCATTTAAAAGCACTGCATCAGGTGAAGGTAAGAAATCCATTATGACCCTAGAGATCTACGAACTTAGGAATCCAGACTGGATGCGCCAGATGGCAGCATGTGAAGAATCCGAACGCAACCTTGCTAAAACCCTGAATGACTTAGCACCCAATGGAAACAAACCCTTGGATGATATCCTAGACCGCATTGCCAAAAGGTTTGCTAAGAATCCAGAGGATGTACCACCACCCAAAATGATAGTGGATGCATCGGTAAGAACTTACGGCTGAGATCTGATAGGGATGGATCCCGCAACCGGAAAAGGAATCCATGCGAATTGATTTCGATGCAGAAACAACCCAACTGCTTTGGCAAATTGGTCAGGCTAAATCGGTATGGTTCAAGAAAAATAACTGGCCGATCCATATTCAGAGGATGACTAAGTTTAACATCAGTGAGGAACAGGCCAGAACCTATAACCAGTTCTGTGGGTTAGCAGGTGAGGCAGCTTTGTGGGAATGGATATATGGTGATCTCTCAGAGTTTTGGCAGCAACAAGCATACCTTCATGAATCCCAATCCCTGACCGATGGTGGCACCGATATGCCAGGACTGGATGTCAAGACTAGGGATTTAATCACTGACCCAATCCCCTGGCTAATTATTACCCCACACAAATTAGATACCAAAGTTCGATATGTGCTGTGTGTAGTTCAAAGTGAACACCCCAGCAAACCTGAGACTATATCCGTTGAGATCATAGGCAGCATCCATGGTGAAGTTGTGGACAGGCTTAAAGAACACTGGTGGCATGAAGGTCTGCACAGAATAACCATAGAGCAAGAGTATTTAACCCCACCCGAAACACTTAAATGGTAGGAGAATAGTTATCACTGAAGGCACTTGCAGGAGATGTTTAAGGATCAGGATGCTTAGGTATGGTGTGTGCGCATACTGCGGATCTGAAGCCAGAACAACTACCCAATTAATGATCCTATTAGGCAAACAGAAAGCCATGATTAAACAGCTAAGGCATGAGAGAAGATTGTTAAAGTTCCAACTGCAGACAGCTAAGGCTAAGCTTTCAAGGGCTAAATCCAGTCCTTAAGATTTTGTATCTAAAGGATTATCGGCAAAAATGGGAGAATGAGGCTAGAGCTTCCTATACCACCGAGCGCAAATCACATCTTTCGGGCATCCCGCAGGGGTCAAGTCTATAGGTCCAAAAAATATACAGATTGGCACAAAGCTGCTGAACTAATGGCAATGCTGACCAAGAAGGGCAAGGTAATCAATCCACCCTATGCCATAACCATGACCATCATTGGTGGGTCAGGATGGCGCAAGGATCGCGATCTAGATAACTGCTGGAAACCAGTGCTGGACTTACTGCAGCACATAGGAATCATTCAAGAAGATAACTGCCAACACATTACCAGATTGGTAGTCACCTATGCCAAAGGCGATGGTAGACCTGCAGAATGTCACCTAACCATAGCAGGTGCATGATGCCATCAGATCACGACCACAAGAAACACAATCCAAGACCAGCACAAGGTAGGCGAACAGATAGGCCAAGCCCACACCGCAGAGGCTATGGCCGAGCATGGGAGAAGATCAGGCTAGCGATCCTCAGGGAAGAACCCTTATGTCGTGGATGCCAAGGGCCAGCCACCTGTGTGGATCATATCCAACCTTTAAAACAAGGTGGCACTAATCACAAAACAAACCTGCAACCTCTGTGTGTTAGCTGTCATAACTCCAAGACATGGCATGAAACTTGGGGGCGAAAAAAATGAAAACCTTCAAAATCTCAGGGAAAAACCACATGACAGAACGGCAGGTAGGGGGGGATCAACAAATCCAGCAGGGGGTCGGGAGTACCTTCTCGAAAAAAACGAGATTTTTGCATGATTTTTTAGGGCAAAATGAGGTGATGTTATGACTAGAGGTAGAAAACCTAATAAGAGACAACTATTGTCTCTTAATCCAAACCCAAGGCCATCAACTGTGAACCCATCACCTGTTGAATGGGATGTGAACGATCCAAGAATGCCAGACTGGTTGGATGTAATCGGTCAGAAAAAATGGCACGACCTTCTGACAGGTTTAAAGCCCATGGCTATTCTTTCATCCGTTGATGCTGATGCTATCGCTGTTTATTGTGCGATGTATTCGCAGGTGGTCAGGTGCCAGCAACAGATTAATGATTCAGGTGGATTCATCAAAGAAGATGGCCGACCAAAGAAAAGTGATCCAGCAGTAGATCAGCTAACCAGTTTATCAGCGCGACTTTCCACCCTTGGAAAATCTCTTGGGCTATCACCCATGGCCAGATCAAAGATGGTCAGTGATCCTGTGGTTAGCCAGGGTAATTGGATCAAGGATCTTTGTGGTGTGGATATTGGTGCCAATGGCGATTAAGAAAACCAAGAAAAAACCTGCAGATCCATTGATCATTCCATTCATCGAACGAGCCTTGAAACATCACAAGGGTGAATGGTCAGGGAAGAGGTTCACCCTTCAAGAATGGCAGAAGGAAATTCTTAGGGAAGTGTTTGGTAAAGTAGATAAGCATGGAAACAGGATTATCAGGCAGGTCTACTTGGAAGTACCAAGGAAAGCGGGAAAGACAACTCTAGCATCTGCCATAGCATTGTGGCTTTTGATAGAGGGTGAACCAGGTGCAGAGATCTATTCCGCAGCAGCTTCTAGAGAGCAAGCCCACATTTGTTTTGATTCAGCTAAAAACATGGTGGAAGCTTGCCCACCATTAGCTGCAAAACTCCAACCATTTAAAAATACCATCATCTACCCTGACACAAAATCATTCTATAAGTCGATCAGTGCAGATGCACACACCGCCCATGGTGGGAACCCTCATGGGATTGTGATTGATGAACTGCATACGCAGAAATCGCGCGAACTTTATGACACTTTGATGACTGGCACCTTAGCTAGAAGGCAACCACTTTGTGTGATGATTACCACTGCTGGCAGTGATAGAACATCCTTTTGCCATGACATGCACAGTCAGGCTATGAAATGGTTGGATGGAACTATTCAGGACAAAACATTCTATGCAAAAATATTTGCTGCTGATTTGGATGATGACTGGACTTCAGAGGAAACTTGGAAGAAAGCTAACCCTGGCTATGGCATTACAGTTAAGCCAGCTTACTTTCATCAGAAGGTGCAGGAATGTAAAGACAACCCAGCACTGGAAGCAGCTTTCAGGCGAGACCATTTAAATCAATGGATTGAAACGGATGTTAGATGGATCAGTCCACTTAAGTGGGATGAATGCCAGATACCAACTCCAGATCTTACTGGGCGTGAATGCTGGGCTGGATTGGATCTAAGTGCAACCATGGACATGACAGCCCTTACACTTTTTTTCCCCAGTGAAAATGAAGATGAACCACACTATGTTCTGCCCTTCTACTGGGCACCTGAAGAAGCCGACAAACTGCGTGAAAGGTTAAACCGATTCAGAATTAAGCCATGGGTAAAGGCTAAAAAAATAACAGCTACTCCTGGTAATCGGGTGGACTATCGGCAGATCAAAAGGGATATCATGGCACTGGGCGAAATCTACAAGATTCAAGAGATTGCATACGACCCTTGGCACTCTGATC